GTCTTCACTAAAATCTCCATCAAAATCTACATCTTCTGCCTTCATACCTGCTGGTGCAGCCACTTTTTGCATTGGTTCGCTGTTGCTCTTATCACCTTTACGGGCTTTGGCTTTTGGGCCTTTACCTTCTGCAGCATCTACAGATTCTACTGATTGAGCTTCAGCATTTTTTGGATCATGAGCTTCTTCGATTTCCTCGTCGAGCTCAACTTCTTGATCTTTTACTTGATCAGTCATGTTAGACTCCTTAATATTGCTGTGTTTTCAGTAACGAGAGGAAATTCTTATACTCACGAACCTGCGTTTCATATAGATCCGCACGCGGAGCACGTTTAATTTCAGTCTCTATTTTTTCAATATCCCGAGCTTCAATGATGCCATTATTCCAGACCCAGTCAACACCTTCCATTATTCCATTAACAAAAGCATTCGGTGCAGAAGGATCTTGTACGATATCAACCGTATTAAGCATAAAGTCATCTTTGACGTACATAGTTCCGTTACGTTGCTCGAGGCTACCCATTCCACGAGTTGAGACACCTAGTTGAACACCGCCTTCAAGCAAACCTTTTACGATATTGCCCATTGGAGTATCCAAGATACGCGCCTTTCCCATAACATTATTACCATCCATTTTTAGTTCAGTAATCTTATGGGATACTTTATCCAAGTTAACAGTTGGTCCATCAGGGTGGTTTAATTCCCCTACCGCTCTGTCCTTGGAAACCTGTTCTGTGACATATTTATCTATAGCCTTTTCCATAATGGCTTTAGGATAGATACGTCCGTTTCGATTCTTAGATTCTGCCATAGCGAAGATACCCTCGATGACGTGAGTCTTCGATCCATCCTCTTTTGCTTCGACGACACATTGGACGTCGGTTTCTGTATATTCAGTAATTAGCTTCATCTAACAATCCTATTAATTATTATTGGTATTATTTATAATAAAATAAATTCTAATATTTTGATATGATCAATCTTCTTCTTCGATCGGTAAATCAGTTTCTACCTCTTCAGATTCTTCCTCCGCCTCTACTTCAGCTGCGGCAGCTTCAAGCTCTTCGTCGGAGATATCATCAAACTCATCATTCTCAATAGCTTCGTCCTCGGCTTCTGCACCATTAAAGATCTGATCGGCTAAACTGATCTTTTCTTGTTCTAGTGCATCCGAAACTTTAGTATCCATCAAATCACTAAAAGTGACACTGGCTTTACTAAAGTCCTGATTCTGAACTTGGTCGATAAAATCATCAATATTAATTTCCATTACTAACTCCTACTTTTTAAATGGATAATAGACTCTTGCTGTTGCTGATCATCCTGATTGGGGATCTCGCCAGCTTTTTCTTCGTCGTCTATTTGCTTTTTCATATCTTCAATCGCATCATCATCTAGGTATAGAACATTTTTCATAACCCACTCTTTAGAGAAATACTCACCAACGTACTGTTGCATATTATCTAGGGTCTGTAGTTTATTCTGTAATATCTCTGCATCTTTTAGTTCAGTGAAATGGTTATCACGAACATAATCAATGTGTATATCCTGTTTCCAGTTATCCCAATCTTCCTCGGTAATAATAGCCTTCATAATCAATTGCTTTTTCAGAATCTCTGTAAACAACATTGAGAACCGACGTCTTAGTCTATCGACAAATTTTTGGAACTTCAGTTCGTCACGTGTAATCTCTGTGGCTCTTCCTAGATTAAACTGTGCCTCTGGTTCCAGTCTATTGATTGGAACGTTCAACGATCTATATAGCTTTTTCTGAAAGTAAAGAATATCGTCGATCTGACCTAGATTTTCGCCGCCAGGAAGTGTGGTAATCTCTGTACCACGACCACCTTCACGACGTGGTAACCAGAAGTCTTCAAGCATTGACATATGCTTACGATCGTCTCTGATATTACCAGTGTTGGCATCGTATACTAGTTTATTACGGTAACGAGCCATAATATCTTTCATATATGTCTCTGCTTTACCACGTGGTAGGTTACCAACATCAATATAGAAAATTCTACGCTCTGGTGCTCTAGCCAGTCTGTAAATGACTAGCGAGTCTTCCATCATACGCAATTGGTTAATAGGCTTTAGTGCTTTATGTAGGTATGAAACTACTTTCTTTCTAGTTTCATCTAAAAGTCCAGAGGTTACGTATGACACTGAGTCGTTACTTAGTCTAATACCTTGGGCTTGCTGTCCTGGCTTTTCTTGGTAAATATAAAATTCGTTTACATTCTCGACAAGTGTCGCACCAGTAACAGGATCTTTTTTCTTTTTAACTTCTTTGACCTTACGGATCTTAGAGGCATCGATTGGTCTAATCTCTTGAATACCTGCCTTTAGATTCTTTTCATCTACTACCAAGTGGTGATAGATTCTACCATCTACGTACCAACGTCTAAAGATATCGTGACCCAGGTCAGTAAACTTTAGCATAGAACAAATGCTATCAAACTCTTCGTTTATTACCTTTTTAAGCTGGTCACTTAGTCCTTCGACATCATCTAAGATTAGTGAAACCGGTGAACCTTCGTTATTAGTAATAGATTCATTAACAATATCCTCGATTGCTGCATCAACCTCTGGATGGATTGCTACTGCACGATATTGCCTAATATTTTGGTGATTATCTTTTGAATGATCACCTTCTCCTAGGTTAACATATGTTCCATAATGTGAGCCTGAAGCCGTAACGTATCCTGCACCGTCATCATCTGTCGGTGGAACAATTGATTGCAACTTCTCAGCCGATGTATCTTTAGCTCTTTTAATTTCAAAGCCGAATAATCTTAATCCAGTACTCTCAGCCATATTTTATCCTAATATTAAAGTGGCGAGAGGCCGTTTCCAGCCTCTCTTTACTATATTTATATACTTAAGAAGTAGTCGCTGATTCCCAGTATTGTACTTGGAATTCCACTGTGAATCGTTCGATTTCATCTGTTGCCTGATAGGTAACATCGATCGGACTAATCGCAGTTGGGAAACAACCTCTAAAGTTATATGTTTTTAGTGTTGAACCATCTTTGTCCAATTGCTCAACAACTAAGTCAGCTTCATAATCCACAGGATTTGTTAGACCAGTATTTGCACTGTGTGCATTCATACCGTTCATCCAACGCTCCAAAGAATTACGGATGCTGAAGTCAGTATCGTTAATGATAGTTGGTGTCCATACATCGAATGTACGATCACCAGCCATTTTTAATTGACGACCACGGAAAGGAACAATAATTGTACCCATTGTCGACGCTGGTAACTGAGCTGCCTCACATAGGAATGAGGATAGTTCTACGTCACCGTTTGCATAACCTGGGAAGTTGATAGTTGCCTTAAATAAATTAGGGCGTGCACCACCACCGCGAAGTTTTGCTTTAAAATCATCTACGCCTAAAACTGCCATCTTTTATCTCCTTATACCTGTAGTCCAGCGACTTCTTCGAAGTCGACACCAGATCTAACAGCAACAAAGTTTAGAGTGATGTAGTTGATTGAACGTGCTGGCTTGATGAAGATGTTAGCAACGAACTCGTTTCTATCAATGATAGCTGGAGTGTTGTTTGTCTCATCACATACCACACGGAAGTCTGTAATACCACGACGTCCTTTGATCTCTCTTAGGAACGGTTCTACGATATTCACAAACTCTGCTCTTGTAAACTCATCGTTTAATTCGAACAATGTGTTGCGTGCTGCCAGAGCGATTGCTCTTTCTACGACATTAAATAGACGACGTACATTAATACGATCGAATGCACTTGGTCTATTCATATGTGTTTTATCACCATAAAGCAAAATACCTTGTCCTGGTAGATTTGCGATTGGGTTAATACCTGCTTTGTACAACGTATCTCTTTGAGCTTTAGTTGGTGTATAAGCAAGTGATGTAACACCCAAATATGCACCACGACGTGAACCTGCTGGAGAGAACCATGGAGCTGCATTTGCGTCTGAAGCTGCCATAATACCCGCTGTTGCACCAGCTGCCGGGATGTTAACATATTTGTCGTTATATTTATCGTAGACTTTTAAATGGTTATTATCAACAAATAGGTATGAGCTATATGTGTAACCACCAGCTTCAGTAACAGTTGCTGATACTGGATCTGCCTTACCCACTACGTTACCTGAATAAGGTGAAGTAACAACCACACAGTCTTTACGTGTTTCTTGAGCTGTTGAGACCAGATCGTTTACAACAGTTTGCTGATTTGTTTGGCTATCCATATTAGGTGCGATCAAGAAATCTACTTGGATAGTGTCTTTATCCTCGAACACATCATGTGCATCGTTAACGTTTCCTGTAGATCTTGTGCCTTTTGCACCACCTGATAGACCAAAGTCCCCAGATGTTTTGGCATTATTAATACGAATATAGTTAGATCCTCTATTCACAACGTCTTTCTGATAGTTGGATGATCCATCTGCATTTGTAGCGCCAGCTGTTGTGCTAACGAATGGATATCTTTCTAGTACAGTACCTGCTGTACCAGTAATACCACCATCAGAATCTAGAACCAAAACGTGTGTTTCTTGACCGGTTGGTGCTGCATCGAATTGTGCTTTATAGGATGAATCCCATGAGGCCCATGCGGTAGAATCAGCAATGTGTACTGCGATGTTATCACCTAGAGGCCCAGGATGTTTAGCCAGGATATTTGCGGTCCAAGTACCATTATCCCAATCCTCGTCGTTCTTTACCAATTCATTGTCACCGCTATCTACGGCATTTAATGCGCCGCTGTC